ATATCAACGGGGTTCTCAGAATTTGTCACGGATGCCTTCCCCGACGAAGTACGTATGCAACCTACAGCAACAGTGAACACCAAAATGAATTTGGAGCATTGCCTCAAGAACGATCAAGGCAAGCCTGATATCCTCTTCACACAGTTTGCTCCTTATGGAGATCTTCTGCCACCGGTAGACAAGAAACACTTTGACTGGTGTGTCCAAGAAACGAAGGAATACTTTTCCCAGTTATATCAGTCTACGAAACATCAACCTACGACACATGAAGTCTTCAATGGATATCCGCCCGGACACGAACGTCACGGCACAGTGAATAAGATCAACTTGGATTCCTCAGCTGGGATATACTTTCAAAGAACTTACGGAGTACAACAAAAGAAAGAATTCTTCAACGTTGATGACGACGGTACGTATCGGCTAAAACCCACGGATGCTGCTCGAGATTACTTCTCTAGAGCCATGGCCATGGTTCGTGACCTCAATTCTGGGAAAGTTCCTCAGACACTGACAAAAACTTGTTTAAAATCAGAGTTGCGTCCCGTTGAGAAGGCACAAACAGGAAAAATACGAACATTTGATTCTGCTGATGCAAGCCTGGTGTTGGCCCATCGTATGATCCTGATGGGTGTAATGAGCGCTGTACAAGTGCGCGAAGATCGCATAAAAGGACCAATCCAAATAGGGATAAATGCCCTTATGGACTTTCCAGAACTGTACAAGAGATTGTCAAACCGGGGCGGAAAATTGCTTCAGTTCGACTTTACAGAGTTTGACCGTCATCTCAGTCTTGAACTCGTTGAAGCAGCCTACCACGTTGGACTTCACATTCAACAACCGGGAAAAGATCATACGGTACTTGCACGAGCCCTTGCAGTACAAACCTGTTGTACCATACGAATGGTTGGAAACACTGTGATGAGAACATTCCAAGGTATAAGTCCCGGTTTTTATTTCACCAGTCTTGGAGATTCAATTGCAAACTACATCATGCTTTTGTATTCTATTACGAAGACCACAG